CTGATCGGTGGCGGGGAATGGTCTGACACGCCTTTGGGGCCGGTTGACGGTCCTGTGGATGCCGTAGCGGAGCCTGAAGGGGTTCACATGACGGTTGAAGATCCCAAGCCCGTGGAAGTGGACTAATGGACTTCCCGCGCTGGCTTCATCACAAAGAACACGGTGCCGTTCTGTGTCCCAGTTGGGACTATGCCGTGCGGTATGCAGGGGATGAGAAGGGCTGGCACTTGACCACGGCCCTTGATTCTCCGGTTGTCCCTGATGAGCCTGCGCGGGTTGATCCACCGAAGAACAAAGGCGGAAGACCCCGTAAGGAGGCTGCATGACCGTTGTAAGGGATCTTCTGGCTGATGCTCTGACTGAGATTGGGGTCATTGACCCCGGCGCTCCGATGGATGCCGACACCTCGGCGTTTGCCCTGCGGACGCTTAACCGGATGCTTTCCGCATGGGCGAATGATGACCTGATGACCTACACGGTCAACCGGGTCACGTTCCCGCTGGTTGCCAATACTCAAAACTACACCATCGGCACCACGGGAACTTGGGTAACGGCTTCCCCGGTTCGTCCTGGCCAGATTGACATGGCGTCTGTGCTGGTGAATGGCACTGAGATCCCGCTAAAAATCTATAACGATGAGCAGTGGCGTGATACCCCCGTCAAGTCCACGGCTGGCACGTTCCCTACTGCCGTCTGGCAGACCGGCGATTACCCCTTGAACATCCTGACCTTCTGGCCTGTGCCGACTGCGGTCAATACGGTGGTTCTCTACATCTGGGGGCAGATCAACGCCTTCCCGGACGTAAACGCCACTGTGACGCTGCCCCAGGGGTATGAGGATGCCATCGTCTATAACTTGGCGGTAAGGCTGGCGGCTTCCTTTGGTAAGGAACCCAACCCATCCACGGCTTCGCTGGCGAATGCGGCCAAGGCGCGGGTAAAGAACATGAACTATGAGGCTACCTATCGGAGCGTTGACGAAACGCTGAATGGGAATGGTGGCGCGAATTCTGTCTGGCTGCGGTCTCGCGGCTATGTGTTGGGGTAGTCATGGCTAAGATCAAGTCTCCCAAGAGTGCCAAGCTGCCCAATGTGCCTGCTGTGGTGCCTATCGCGCCTCCAGCTAAGCCTGAGCCTCTCCCGGCCAAGGTCGAGAAGGACCGGGCCATCTTCGCCAAGAAGGCCGACAAGATGAAACCCAAGGGAACCCCTGCGCCTCGTTTCAGGGCTTACTAATGGGCCGGATTCCGGGGTTCATCAACGGGAGTTACACCCTCCAGACGGTCAATCTTGACTGCCAGCGGTGTATCAACCTGTTCCCGCAGATCAATGAGGGCCAGGGCTCCACTGACGGGGAGATCGGCTCTCTGGTGATGACTCCGGGGCTTCGTCTGCTCGGAACCTGCGGGTCTGGTCCCATCCGGGGCATGTATGTGACCTCCACTGGGGGCATGTGCATCGTTTCTGGCTCGGAAGTGTATCGGGTTGGCCTGAATTGGACCTTTACGCTGGTTGGGACTCTGCTGACCAACTCTGGCGCGGTTTCAATGGCCGATAACGGGACGCAGTTGATCATTGTGGATGGCGCTAACGGCTACATCGTCAGCCTGTCCACTGGAACCTTCACGCAGATTACGGATGCGGGCTTCCCTGGTGGCAATACCGTCTGCTTCCAGGACGGGTATTTCATCGTGAATAACCCTGGAACCGGCCAGTTTTGCTGGTCGAATGCCTATGACGGTCTTACATGGGATGCGCTGAACTTCGTGACCGCTGAAGGCTCCCCGGATGCCACGGTTGCCATCGTTGTGAACCAGCGGCAGGTTTGGGCCATGGGTTCCCGCACGGTTGAGGTGTGGTGGGACTCCGGTGCTGATACCACCTTCTCCCGTATTGACGGTGCTTTCATCGAATACGGCTGCATTGCCCCTCAGACGGCCCTGAAGTTCTCCAATACCGTGGCCTGGGTTGGTGCTGGCCCTAATGCCAATGGCGTGGTCTGGATGGCCGTGGGCTACCAGCCGAAGCGGATCAGCAACCATGCGGTTGAGAACGCCATTCAGAACTATGGTGACATCAGCACGGCTACGGCTTGGACCTATCAGGAGAACGGCCACGCCTTCTACTGCCTGAACTTCCCCAATGCCAATACGACATGGGTCTATGACATGTCCACGGGTCTCTGGCATGAGCGGGCCTATCTCGGCTCCGATGGCAACCTACAGAGGCACCGGGCCGGATGCTACACCTTCGGCTTCCAGACGCATGTGGTGGGCGATTACGCCAATGCCAACATCTATGCGCTGGATGATTCGGTCTATACGGACAACGGAACCAACATCGTCAGACTCCGCAGGGCTCCGCATCTCTCAGCAGACGGCAAGCGGATGTTCTTCACCCGGTTCCAGCTTATGTGCAGGGTCGGATCTGGCCTGGATGGTGCCGTAACCTATGCCACTGACCCTACGGTTGAGCTTCGTTATTCGGATGACTTCGGGAACTCATGGTGCAGCGCCAAGCCTCGGAGCCTAGGGCAGATCGGCATCTTCGATAAGCGGGTCATTTGGGATCGGCTTGGATCGGCTCGGAACCGGGTCTTTGAGATCCGCATCACCGATCCCGTGCCGGTTGCCATCCTCGGCGCTGAACTGACCGCCACACCTGGAGCCGCCTAATGCCAGGGATTCTCCAACCGTCAATGGATGACGGGCAGATGGGGCCTGCTGGGTGGGGTAATGTCCCCACCATCGGTGGTTCGATTTCTACAGCCATTCCTGACCCCACCACGGGCACCTCTACGGTTCAGGTGGTCCAGAGCAATTCAGCGGCTACCCAGTCAGCAGCCCAGTCTATTTTTCTTCCCCCTGCTCCTACATGGTCTCCGTTGCTAGATGAGTCGGGCGCTATGAATTCGGCATGGGTCACGTGGTTCCAGACACTCAATCGGAAACTTGGCGGTTACAACTCCAGTTTTACCGATGATGCCGTGATGATGAGCGAGGACCAGGCTTCCGCTGACTCTACGGCTCGGTATGCCATCGCGGATCTTCAGGTTCAGGACAATACCCAGGCTCGGGTATCGGACCTCCAGAGCCAGTTGGACGGTCTGGCTCAACTGGTATTCGGCATGAGTCAGCAGGGGTGGACCCGGCAAGGCTCCCAGATCGCCGCCACGGCTTCCGCGCCTGCTGGTGGCACCGGCACCGCTGCGGGGGCTTGGGATACCTCTGGGAACCGTGATACCGCCATCGCCTTCATTAACAACGTGGGGTCTCGCCTCGCATCCCTTGAAACCAAATTACGGACCATCGGAGTGATTCAATGAGCGTGACCCCTAAGAAGCTGGTAACCCCTGCCCAGTTGACCAATGCCGCCGCGATCTATTACACGGTCCCGGCCAACACTAAAACCCGAATTACCAAGTTGACGTTTACTAATAACGATGCTTCGGCGCATACTGTAACTGTCTATCTGGTCCCCTCTGCTGGCACGGCAGGAGTCACCAACATCCTCACGAAAGCGGCCCCCATTGCGGCTGGCGCGGTCTATGAAGCCTTTGAGGCTGAAGGCCATGTCATCACCGCTGGGGACACGCTCCAGGCCCTTGCTGACGCCGGGGCATTCGTTACAGTTCAGTGTTCCGGTATCGAGGTGGTCTAGTGTTCTTTGTGGCTCCATACGTCCAGGAACGGGTTGAGGCTCCAACGGCTTGGTCTGACGCCATCGCTGGCCTGTTCCGGGCCGTTAAGACGGGCAACCGTCTGGAGCGTAGAAACGCCATCGCCTTGGTGGAATCCGAGACGCTGAAGCTGCCCCAGGTTGACCAGCCACTAAAGCATCGTTTCGTAAACGGCATGTATTGGCGAGAGATCCACAATCCCAAGGGCTGCATCATCACCACTCGGATTCACCGGGAGCCGAATATCAGCGTGATCACCAAGGGGCGGCTGGCCTGCATCACTGAGGACGGGCTGGAGATCCTTGAGGCTCCGGCGATGTTTGAGACCAAACCAGGGACCAAGCGGGTTCTGTATGCCCAGGAAGACGTTACTTTCCACACGATCCACCCCAACCCGCTAGAACTTCGGGACATTGCGGCTCTTGAGGCACGTATCACGGCTCCCGACTTTGACGCTCTTGATAAGGAGGCTGTATGACTTTCTGGGTAGCGGGGGCCATCGCGGGCTCTGCTGTAATCGGGGCGGTTTCGTCTAGCAATTCGGCTTCGGCGCAGACCAATGCGGCGAATCAGGCCAATGCCACGCAGCAGCAGAACCTGGCGCAGCAGCAGCAGAACCAACAGCCATGGCTCAATACTGGCGGGGCGGCTCTGGGGCAGTTGGGCTACAACCTTGGGCTGAACGGCTATCAGAACGGTGATCCCAACAATCCTGGGGTTAATTCGTCAACGGGATCTTACGGCTCCCTGATGACCCCCTTTAGCCAGTCCCAGTTCCAGACTGACCCCGGCTATCAGTTCCGACTGGCTCAGGGTCAGCAGGCATTGGACCGCACCGCAGCGGCTAAGGGCGGCTTGCTCAGTGGTGCCCAGTTGAAGGCGACCGATCAATACAACCAGAATTTCGCATCCAACGAGTATTCCAACGCCTATAACCGCTACAACAACGATCAGACGAACATGTATAACCGCCTCGCGGGGACCGCTGGAGTGGGTCAGCAGAGCGCCAACATGCTGGGAACGCTCGGAAGCAATACCGCCAACCAGATCAGCAACACGCAGAGCAACCTTGGCAATGCTCTTGGGGCCAATTACTTAACCCAGGGGAATGCTTTGACGGGGAGCATCAACCAGGGCCTGAACATGTGGAACAGCCAGAACAACTGGAACCAGTTGATGGGGAATGGCGGGAGCTACG